CCATTGATCTTACACCTTCAGGTCAGGTTCCAAATACACATGTTCCAAAGGGCTGTAGGCTTAGGATTAGAGCATCGCAAAACATTTCCCCAATAATGCTCAAAGCTGCTTGTGATTTTGCACAATCCAAGTGGTCACCCTATTCTGTTTCGTTTGTTAATAATTCTACAAACCAATCTTCATCAGGCTCTATGTTCGGAAGATCAGCAAAATCAGAAAACCTTAGAGACATAACAATACAAGAAAAATACATAAGAAAATATTGTAAAGATTTAAATCTAAAAGATGAAGTTATGTCCAAGGTTTTGGACTTAAATAAAAAATATAATCAAATCGTTGAGGAAAAAGAGGAGGTATCACGAAATGTTATTTGGAAAATTAAAGAAATTGGCTGGGACAACCTCTTCAACTACGGTGAAAGCAATAAGATCAATTTTGAAAAACTATCCGGACTTGTCGGAATCTTCGGTAAAAACTATTCAGGAAAGTCTTCTATTATCGATAGTGTGTTATATAGTATTTTTAACACGACTTCAAAAGGAGAGCGAAAAAATGTTCACATAATTAATCAAAACAAAGAATATGCTAAATGCAAAATTAAGCTTGAAGCTGGCCATGATTCTTTTCAGATTATAAGAAATCTTAACAAATATACTAAAAAATCAAAAGGAAAAGAAACAATAGAGGCCAAGGTGGATCTAGACTTCACTAAGACAACTGCCGGAGTTTTAGAGTCTAAAAATGGCACAACTCGCAACGAAACTGATGCAAATATTCGTAAGCACTTCGGAACTATTGATGACTTCTTTTTGACATCCATGGCTTCTCAAATGGACTCGATGTCTTTCTTACGAGAGGGCTCTACTAAAAGAAAAGAGATTATAGCTAAATTTTTAGACCTTCAAGTATTTGATCAGAAATACAAAATGGCTAAAAAAGATGCCTCTGATCTTCGTGGTATTATCAAGAGAATGGAAAGTAAAAAGTTTCCCGAACAAATTGAAAAGCAAACAGCTACATTAGAAGATATTCGTTTAGATATTAAAGATCAAGCCGAGAAATGCAGGGTTTATACCAAGTCTATAGAGAGGTTTGAGAAAGAACTAAAAGATGTAGAAGATTGCATATCTTGCATACCTGCGGATATAATTGACATAAATCAAGTTTTAAAAGAGATTGCCTCAAAAAGAGTGGAAAAAACAAGCCTTCTGACTCGTACATTGGGGTGTGAAGAAGATGGTGAAAAATACTCCAACGAGATTGTTAACTTAGCTGAGGCATTATCAGGTCACGATTATGATGACTTACTTAACCAATACAATGAATGGACTCAGTTATCAAAAGAGCAGCATAGTATTGAGGTTTCTCTAAGAGATCAGAAAAGATTAGTACAAAATTTTGAAAAAATGGCAGCTTTGTTACATGATCATGAATATGATCCAAATTGCAAGTATTGTTCTGATAATAAATTTGTTAAAGATGCTGAAAAAGCAACCAAAGAACTTCCCGATAATCAAAAAATTCTCTGTGAACTAGAAAAATCGCTGGAAAACATGATAAAGCAATGCGAAGGGTACAATCAAGTCCACACAGATATTCAAGAGTATAAAGATATTAGTCACAAAAAAACAAAATTAGAAGAAAAAATTGAAAAAAATAAACTTGTTGTTTCTCATAATAGAGCTAAGATTGACCTTTTGTCTAATGAAATAGAAACACTTGAATCAAAAGCAGAAGAATATGAGCTTAACAAAGAGGCTATTGAGAACAAAGAACTTCTACATAGACAGAGATCAGCTCTTGTTGAGAAAATAAAACAAAATAAAGCTGCTTTTCTTAAGTGCGATGAGCTAACAAAAGAATATCTTGTTGAGGAAGCAACAACAAAGCAAATAATTAGGTCACTAATTAGCGAGAAAAGCGAATTTAATGATGTTCTCAATGAGTACCGTGCTTATGATGTTTATATGACTTGTATGCATCCCAATGGAATTTCATATGAAATAATCCAGCAAAAACTGCCTGTTATAAATGATGAAATTGCTAAGATACTTTCCAGCATTGTTGAATTTGAAGTCTTCTTTGAGAATATCGATAACAAGCTTGAGATCGCTATTAAGCATCCTAATTATGCGGCTCGTCCGTTATCCATGGGATCAGGTGCAGAGAAAACAATTGCTTCGATGGCTATCCGTCTTGCGATGATTGCGATAACTAATCTACCGAAATCGGAACTGTTTATTCTTGACGAGCCAGCCACGGCATTAGACCAAGAGCACATGGAGGGATTCACAAGGCTTCTTGGTATGATTAAGAATCAATTTAAGACCGTTCTGCTTATTTCTCACCTTGATCATTTAAAAGATGTGGTGGACATGACGATAGATATCGATAAGATTGATGGCTATGCCAAAGTAAACATTTAACAAATAACGACCTATTTAGTGTAAAAGCTGAATAGGTTTTTTTATTTGGAGGAAATATAATGCATAAAGAAGATTGTAAGGAAGATTGTGAACATGACCACAAATGCGAATGCTGTGAGGACTGTAAATGTTGTCAAGATTGCGAGTGCTGTAAAGAACAAAAAACAGGAAAGCTTGATGAAATTCTTGGAAAAGCGGTATCTCGTAAACTACTTGTGTTTATGTGTGCAACTGGCTTGGACCCAGATACTTGGGCAATGATTGCGGCTATGTACATTGGTGGACAGTCTGTTATTGATGTTGCTAAAGTTTGGAAAGGTATGTAATGACTTGGTGGACAAAAACTAAAAACTTTGTCATTAAATACTGGCAATTGCTGGTGGCTTCGGTCATCGCAATTGTTTTTTATATTTTGGGTCGCTCTAAAGATACTAAAAGGCAAGAAGTTGAATTAGCAGAGAAAAAAGCTGAATTGGAAAAGCAAAAGACAAAAAAAGTACTTGAGGGTTGGCAAGAGAAAAACAAAGAAAGGCATGACTCTATGGTCAAGAATATTTTAGATTTTGAAGAAAAAAAAGAAAAAATCTTAAAAAATGCTAATCAAATTAATACCGAAGAGTACTTGAAATCCAAAGGAATAAAGAGGGAAGAATGATATTTTTACTATCTATCTTGTATGCTGAAGAGCCAAAATACAAAGATATGAAAACTGGCGAAGTGGTTCCATGGGATGGTCGGCTTCTTAATGAATCTGCTCTCCGTATTCTTATAGAGGAAAATGCGACATCTGAAATGACTTGTGATGCTCGTGTGCAATTTAATGTTAATCAGATAAAGATTGAAGAAAAATATAGATATGATGTATTAAAAGTTAAAACAGATGCAGAGATTGAGCAACTTAATGAACTAATTAAATTACAAAGCGAACACATAGACGAACTGAGACCGCAAAATAATATTTGGCCACTAATGGGGGGATTCATTGCGGGTGCGGGAATTTCAGTTGGTATTATGTATGCTGTAAAACCGGGATTAACACAGTGAAAATAAAAATTATTAAAACAAAAAAGATGCTCTGCCCCAAGGCAACTCAAGATCTGGAACTAAACACCAACAATAGAGATGCATCTATAAAAGCTGATCATATACAGTATGGTCCACTTAATGTGGATGAACCAGGTGATTATTGGGAAGATATAGCAGATTATTGGAACACAACAATAGAAGCCGCAAAAAAATCTCTCTGCGGAAATTGTGTTGCATTTGATATTAGTCCAAGAATGGATAAGTGCATGCCAGGGCCTGTTTCCGATCCAGATGGAAGACTAGGATATTGCTGGATGCATCATTTTAAGTGCCACTCTGCTCGTTCTTGTAGAACTTGGGCAAAAGGTGGGCCAATTACAAAAGACAAAATTTCATATGAATGGCAGGAGAAAAATGAAAAATAAAGATCCTAATTATGCAATAAAAGTTGAAAAAGCTATAACAGAAAAATATGGTGAAGAAACCGTCCAACATCCAAAAAAAGGATGGAATGATGAAAAAGAAAAAGAATATCTTGAAGACCTTAAAGATTTCTATAGATACGAAGAATCTGGAATGAACGATGAAGAAGAGATAAATGGGGTTTTTATCCCAAAGAAACTAATTACAAAGAATTCTAAACGTTCTTGTCCTGTATGTAATGTTTATTCATTTAAAATCAAAGATGATGTTTACATGTCAAAGTTTGATTGCTGTGAGAAGTGTTATATCCAGTATGTAGAAGGGCGCAGAGAACGATGGAAAACTGGATGGAGACCAAACAAATGTTAGATATTATACAAGGATTGTCACAAGCCGCAGCAAATGCTTATGATGGAGCACATGATGAGAGGTACTCTCTTGATGGTCAAGCTCGTAAAGCAGGACTTCGCAGAGAAGAAGGTTGCCCAATTATGGACAAAAGAGTTAATGATGGATTCTCTGTTAGTTTCCATGGAAGTAAAATTTGTATAAAGTACCAGTCAGATATTAGACTTAAAGAAATTCATGCTGGTGGCTTTGAAAACGAAATCAATAGACAACTTAATGAGATTAAAAAGTTTCTTCAGAGAGAATATAAGGCTATAACTGGAAAATCTGTTACCCTTACCAGAGATGGCGACTCTAAAATACTTGTTCAGTCTGTATCTCGTGTTCGTAGTTTTGTAAATGCATATCAACACTATAAAGTTAGCGGCATGAAAGAAGAGCCAATCATGGATCCTGCTGTTGAAAATAACAGGTCAATTACTAGAGACTTCTTAAACAAGTACAAGGCAGCTAAACGACCAAGCAATGAGTTTATTAAAAAAAGCGATAATGAGAAGAAATGAGATTTGAGCTCTCTCAGTTGATCACAATAGGATCAATTATAGCGGTTTTAGGTGGGTTTTACTATAACACCCAATATCGCCTTGATGCGCTTGAGGAACAAGTTCAAACTCTAAAGAAAACGATAAACAAAAAAAATAGAAGCAAAAATAAATGATATGGGTTTTAATTTATCAAAAAAAGACATTATAAAAGAGATTGTGAAGTCAGGAAAGGACCCTGAATACTTCATTAATAATTATTGTCGCATTTCACATCCCATGCATGGTCTTATTCCTTTTAAGACATATCCATATCAGAATGACTTGATAAATGATTTCAACGATTTTCGCTTTACAGTAATTCTTAAAGCAAGGCAATTAGGTATTTCAACAATATCTGCTGCTTATGCTGTTTGGTTTATGTTGTTTCACAGAGATAAAAATATACTTGTGATTGCTACAAAGTTTCAAACTGCTGCAAATCTTGTAAAAAAAGTTAAAAACATTATGCAGTATTTACCAGAATGGATGAAGGTAGCCAAGATTAAGGTTGACAATAGAACTTCTTTTGAGCTTTCAAATGGATCACAAATTAAAGCTTCCGCTTCTTCTGGTGATGCTGGTCGTTCTGAGGCTCTTTCGCTTCTTATCATTGATGAGGCAGCACACATTGATGGCCTTGATGATCTTTGGACCGGCCTATATCCTACTCTATCTACTGGTGGTCGATGTATTGCATTGTCAACCCCGAATGGTGTTGGAAACTGGTTTCACAAAACATATGTTGCTGCTGACAACGGAGAGTCAGATTTTAAGCCGGTTAATCTGCCGTGGGATGTTCATCCCGAAAGAGATCTAGAGTGGTTTGCAAAAGAAACAAAAAATATGTCACGAAGACAAATTGCACAAGAATTAGAGTGTAACTTTAATACTTCAGGTGATACTGTAATACATGCTGATGATATTGCATGGCTGCAGACTGAAATAAAAGAACCAATATATAGGACAGGATATGATAGAAATTTTTGGATTTGGGAGAAGTACCAAGAGGGAGCTTCTTATTTGCTCGTTGCCGATGTTGCTAGAGGCGATGGCGCTGACAACTCTGTTTTTCATGTGCTTAATGTAGAAACAATGGAAATTGCTGCGGAATACCAAGGAAAACCATCTTTGGATATGTATTCTCAAATGCTGTATTCAGCAGGAATGGAATATGGAAACTGCTTACTTGTCGTGGAAAACAACGGCATCGGAATTTCAGTGTTTGAAAAGTTAGTCAATCTTGGTTATGAAAACCTTTACTATTCCATCAAAGGAACTCATGAGTTTGTAGAGGCAAGTTCTGGCCAATTTATGAACAATGCTGTTGGCGGATTCACAACATCAACAAAAACAAGACCCTTGATAGTTTCCAAGCTTGAAGAGTTCATAAGAAACAGAATTATAAAAATCAGATCTGCTCGTGCCTTTGATGAATTCAGAACATTTATTTGGAACAACGGTAAACCAGAAGCAATGAGATCTTATCATGATGATATAGTTATGTGCTTGGCTATTATGTGTTGGGTTAGAGATACTGCTTTGGAAGTATCACAAAAAGACAAAGAATATAACAAAGCAATGATAGATGGTATGTATATGAAAAAGAATATAATGAACACTGCCATCAAAGGGCAAGATGGGTATAATGCTGATTTTGAAACTAAATATAAAGAAGAATTAAATATTGCGAAAAATTTTGCTTGGATATTCAAAGGATAATAAATGGCTAAAAGAAACAGAAATTTGGGTAAAAATCCCTACAATTCGGAAAATAATTTATTCCGTTCACTAACAAGACTATTTTCTGGTCCGATAACTCAGAGAAGAACCCAACAAGGCCGTCAATTAAGAAGACGACACTTAGATACATACTCTTCAAGATTTAAGTCTGCTTCTGGTAAACAATTTAAGAAGCAAGAATACAACCCAATGAATGTTATGACGGTTAACATGATTTCAAATAGAAATCGTGCTGAGAGATATGTTGATTTTGATCAAATGGAATATACACCGGAATGTGCTTCTTCTTTAGATATTTATGCTGATGAGATGACAACACATTCATCTTTGCAGCCAATGCTTAGAATTAAATGCCCAAATGATGAGATAAAAACAATTCTTGATAATCTTTATCATAATATTCTTAATATTGAACATAATCTATTTGGCTGGTCTCGAACAATGTGTAAGTATGGCGATTTGTTTCTTTATTTAGACATAGAAGAAGCTATTGGAATTCGAGCATGCATCGGTTTACCTCCACAGGAAATAGAGCGATTAGAAGGCGAAGATGAGTCAAATCCAAATTATGTGCAGTTTCAGTGGAACTCTGCTGGTATGACTTTAGAGAATTGGCAAATGGCACATTTCCGTATTCTTGGCAACGATAAACATGCTCCTTATGGGACTTCTGTTTTAGAGCCTGCTCGTAGAATCTGGAGGCAACTTACTTTACTTGAGGATGCAATGATGGCTTATCGTATCGTCAGAGCTCCTGAGAGAAGAGTTTTTAAAATTGATGTTGGGAATATTCCACCACAAGATGTTGAGCAGTACATGCAAAAAGTTATGACACAGATGAAGAGACATCAAGTGACAGATCCCACAACAGGAAAGCTTGATCTTAGGTACAACCCCTTATCAATTGAAGAAGATTATTATATCCCTATTCGTGGTGCATCACAAACAGATATTCAGAATTTACCCGGCGGAGCAATGACCGCAACTATCGAAGATGTTAAATATCTTAGAGATAAGCTGTTTTCTGCTCTTAAAGTGCCACAGTCATATTTGTCAATGGGAGAGGGTGCTCAAGAAGATAAAACTACACTTGCACAAAAAGACATACGATTCGCAAGAACAATTCAGAGACTACAAAGAGTTGTTATAGCGGAGCTAGAAAAGATTGGAATCATTCACTTGTTTACAATGGGGTTTCGCAACGATGATCTTCTTTCTTTTAAATTACATTTAAACAATCCATCAAAAATTGCAGAGTTACAAGAATTAGAGCATTGGGATAAGAAGTTTTCTGTTGCAAGTAATGCTACTGAGGGATTCTTTTCTCGTAGATGGGTAGCAGAAAATCTATTTGGTCTTTCAGACGAAGAGTTTGTTAGAATGCAGCGAGAAATGTTCTATGATAGAAAGTTCTCATCTAGCCTTGAAAAAGTGGGAGAAGAAGATGCTCCTTCGGGCGGTGGCGAGAGTATATCAGATATTGCAGCCCAAGCTAATGCTGATGCTGAAAAGGGTGAAGCCGGAGACGTGGCTGCTGGGGACGAGAGCCCTGGTGCCGAAGGGGGTGATCAAACTGAAGACGTTCTCTTGGCTGAACCCCCAGCAAAAAGAGATGACGGCCCAAGCTATAGAAGAGGGTCGTATAAAAATCATAAAACATCATATTCTAAAGGTGGTTTCTCTAAACAAATGAAAAATAAAGCTACTGGAGAATATGGTAACACATACAGATCAACATTTAAAGGAAAATCTGGACTAGATAGCTTATCTCGTGGAGTTACAGAGAGTATCAACGACAA